ACTGGTTACCCGCTAGACGTGCCCCTCCTCCGGTTGTACCGTCGAGGGTTACGTCGTCGCTTACAGTTGAGGTAAAAGCTTTAGTACCGTTCTTGTAATAAGCGCTTACTGTTCTGCTTGTTTCGGTGCGCTCTATATATTGCTCGAAATAGTATACGCCTTCCCTTTGGTAGAACCTTGCCCCAAAAGCTATACAAAGCTCTTGCATTACCTCCAAGTATTTAGGGTACACCTTGGTACCGTCTTGCTCTCTGGTTTGGAGGTTAGGCGCGTAGTACCGTATTAAGGTAGCTACGTCTGTGTTTATATCGTAGGTATGGTTACTTTCCCAAGTATTTAAAGTAGTCGCATAGTAAAGGTCGTCAGCTGCGTATAGGGTAGCCGTTCCTATTGCCCCTACTGCGCGCTCTATAAAGCTCTCTACGGTCTCGAAAGCGCTAAAGGTATACTCTGTATTAGCTAGGTGTCCGATGCCGTCTACGGCCGTTATTTGGAATACGTAAGGCTTATGCGTATCCTCTACCGTTACGAGGTCCTGCATTATAATTCCGGACCAGTAGAGCGTAAGGCCACCGTCTCCCGGTAGCTCGGTCTCGTAAAAGTCAAAAACTAGGCCGTCCTGCGCTGCGCTTCCCTCGCCGTAAATACGTACGTAAAAGCGTTCCTCTTGGTAATTCTTTAAGAGGTTTATAAAGGTGTCGAAGGCGTCGCTATTGTTATAGGCGCTTATCGTACAGTTAGAGCTTATAATAGGGCTTACTATATCGTCGGTCTCGCCGCTATAGTTTAGCGTAAAGCCGTCGCCGGCTACTGTAAACTCTTCAGCTGTGCCGCTGTAGCTCGTGTCGTGTATCTCTATTTTAAAGAGCTTATCCGTTGAGCTGTGAAATTCGCTATATAATCTTAACCCCATCTATTAAAAACCTCTGTATCTGCTTCGTGTTCTATTTGCTTTCTCCGAGCTTAAGAGTATATCTTGCCCCGAGATTTTACCTACTACGGTTACAGCGCCTCCAGCTCCGGCTATTTGTGGGAGCTTGCTTAATGGAATTACGGCCTCTGCTTCGCGGCCTTCTCCAATCATTGCGAGGGTAGGGCTAGTAACTATACCACCCTCTGCGAGGAAAGGTATAGAGATACCACTAGATGCGCTTACCGCTTTCATTCCAGTAAGTAAGCTCTGGAAGCTTAAGCCAGCAAGTCCACCCGTAGCCACTACCAATAAAGTAGCTAATACAGCTACTAAAGCAATGGTAGCTATAAGCTGGGCAGCCATAGCTTTTAAAGCTGTTACAAAGCTACTAGCGAAATTTTCTCCGTTTACAATAGCCCCAGCTATAGCGTTGCCTAGATTCTGGCTAAATTCAAATGCTAGGCCTCCGGTAAGGTCGATAGCTTGTTTAGCGCCTTCGCTAGTGGTAGCATAAAACTTTAAACCTTTCTCTTGATTCTCTCCGAATTTCTGACCTAATCTATGGAGCGCATCTTTAGAGCCCTCTATTTGCATAGAGGCCGCAGCTAATGCCGGTACTAAACTCTCTCTAGTAACTTTAGCTAGCTTTTCAGTTTCTTCTGTAGCTACTGCCGTCTCTTCATTAGCTGCCTTTTGCTTGGCTTGTATTTTGCTTATACCTTCTGCGTATTTAGCCCTATTCTCGCGCATTGTATCAAGCGCGGCCATAAGTTGCTTATAGCTTCTGGTTTCTTCAGCGGTATAAAATGGGTTAGAGTAATTTCGCTTATAGTCGCTTATAGCTTTCATTTGCTGGACTATAGCTTTATTTACCTCTGCGTATTTTTGCTTTAGCTCTTCTAGGCTTTTCTCTTGATTGTCGCTAGCTACCGCAGCATCTATCGACTCTTGTACGGCGTCTACCTCTTTCTTTAAACTTTGGTATAAAAGAATTACGCCAGCTACAGCTATCCCTAAAGGACCCATAGCGGCCGTTAAAGAGCCGAAGGCAAGGGTAAGGCTACCTACTACACCAATTACTACCGGGACCACAGCAATAAGGCCAGCGAGTACGGTCTTATTATAAAGCTCCGCGTCGCTCATTCCTCTAATGTATTCGGTAATTTTTCCTACAGTAGCGGTAAGCTTCTCGAGGCCTTGCTTAAATATTTCGTTATTTGCAATGGCTGCGCCTATCTCAATAAGTACACCTTCGGTAGCGCTCTGTAACGTCTTAAACGCTCCTGCGGTGTTATCCATCATTGTATCGGCCATACCCTTAGCTGCGCCGTCGGCATTCTGTAGGCCTTCGGTAAGAGCTGGTAACTGCTGTATAGTCTCGCTCAATACGAGTAGGGCGCTCTGTGCGGAGCGGCCTACTTCGTCTTTAGCGTCTGCTAGATTGAGACCTTTTTTAGCTAGGTTTTCAATGGCTCCGGCAACGTCTCCACCAGTAGCGCCAAGCTCGGAAATAATACGGCGTAAAGAGGTTCCCGCTTGCGAGCCTTTTATACCAGCGTTCGCTAGTAGCTCAATCATTCCGGTAGTTTCCTCTACACTAATACCAGCCGCACTAGCTACCGGTGCTACGTATTTCATAGCCTCCGCGAAGCTCTCCATATCTAGAGCCGATTCGCTAAAGCTCTTGGCCATTACGTCGGTTAGGTGTCCCGTCTCGCCGGCTTCCATCCCGAAGCCTCGAAGTGTAGCCCCTGCGACCTCGGCAGCTCTCGCTAGGTCCGACCCCGCAGCTTGTGCTAGGTAAAGGGTACTTTCGGTTACCTTCTCAATCTCTGGAGCGGTAAAACCGAGTTTAGCAAATTCTACCTGCAAACCCGCTACTTCGGAAGCTGTAAAGGTTGTGGTAGCGCCTAGGCGTTTAGCCTCGCTTTCTAGTTTTGCGAATTGTTCAGCAGTAGCACCAGATACGGCTTTTACCTTGCTCATCTCGGCCTCGAAGCCTTGGAAGGTCTTAACAGCGCTTACCCCAATAGCTGTAATAGGAGCGCTAAAGGCTGCGGTAAAGGTTGTACCTATTCGCTTAGCTTGGCCCCCAAATCTTTTAATACTAGCGCTAGCCGTCTTAAGGCCGCGCTGTAGCCCGGCGATATTTGCGCCTATGCTTATTGTAGTCCGTGCTAAGCTTTTCTTTGCCATTTACTTAATATCGCTCTCGCTTCTTCTTTTGTTAGTTTAGGCTCTGCTCTTGTGTAGTCCCAAGGGAATTTAAATAGCTCCTTTGGTTTAATCTTTTTGCCCTTCGGCAGTTGGAGGTTTACCAGCGTTACGGTCTGCGTACGCATTACCTCCCAGAGCTCGCGGCTCTCTTGTTCTTTCTTTTCACTAAAACCAGCTACAGCGTTGTTAAGGCTGCGCGGGGTTAGGTCCAAGTATTCGCTGTAATTATACCCGAGAACGCCTAAGGCTATCTCTTCGCAACGGTCAAAAGTAAGAGGGGCTTCGGGGCCCGTTGAGCCCCTAGCCCCCTTTACTTTTTTTCTTGTGTAAAGCTCTCGGTAAAAATTGCTAAAATCTGCTCTAACGCTTCTGGGCTGTCGTCTAGCCAGTCGGCTATATCTTCAAGCTCATAGTTAAAGCTTTCCTTCTCTACTCTTGCACCTTGTTTAAGGCCAGCTCTTACGAGCTCTAAAGCCTCGCTTAAGCTTAAGCTCTCGCCTATCTTATCCAAGTCCGCTAGCTTATATCCGGTAGCGTCTGTAAACTGCATTAGCGCGGCGAAGCCAAACTTTACCGGTCTCTGCTCGCCTCCTATTTTAACTTTCTTTACCATTTGCTTTATGTGTGTTTAATTAGTCTTACGCTACAGTAGAGTAGGTAATAGCTCCCGTAAGCTCGAAAGTAGCCGAGTACGTTACGTTATCTTCCATACCTGCGCTAACTTCCAAAGAAGTTACGTAAGCAGCAGCAGACCAGTAATGGTCTCCCGATACTTCAGTAGAGAATTTAACCGTAAGCTGGGTACGCCCAGACCAAGCGGTCATTAGGTCATCAACTCCGTAAGCCGCGTCTTCAGCGTACAAAGCAGATACAGAAATAGTACCCGATTTTGTAGCCTCTAACAAAGAGCGAGAAGCGCTAGAGTCTTTAGTTGTTGCGTCTCTTGTGTCCATAGACAAAGAGATAGAGCCCTCAGTTGCGTGAGCAATTAAAGTGCTGCCTACGTATACCCCTAGAAGGGTTCCGTTCATAATGCCAGTAGTTGCCATTTTTAATCTAGATTATTTAGTTGTTCTTCTTCTTTTTGCGGAGCCTCAGCTCCAAATTCTACAGCCTTACCAGCTTGTATAAGCTCTAGGCCGTATTCGTTTACTACACTTAAAGTTAGACCTTTGTCTAGCTTCTTACCGCTAGGTAAGGTTACTTTTTTTGTTAGTATTATTTTCATCTCTTAACCCTTATTATATATTCGCTATTAGCTATATAAACCTCTGCTTTGTCGTCGTAGTCTGTCTCCAATTCTGTAAACTGGATAGAATCTATAACGATACCGCTAACGGTCCCGGTATAACGGTCTAAAGCTGTTCTTACCTTCTCGTTAAGGTCGGCAGCTTCGGCGTAAGTTTCACTTACAGCTAATACTTCATAGCGCACCTCGTCGAGCGTACTTACGCCGCTCTTCGTGTCGCTTGGTGTTATATCATTAATGAGGTATACCACAAAAGGAAAAGCGGCGCCCTGCGCTGCTATTTGGGGGTAAACCCGAGTACCTACGATAGCGCTTACGTCGCTGTCGCTGGTTAGGATTGAGTATATAGCTTTTCCCTCGTTCATTAGAAGCCTCTTTTTACTATAGCTTTCTTTTGCTTCATACTTAGCTCGTGTATTTTTTTATTTAAAATCCTGCTTACCTCTCTAACTAATAGAGCATTAGCAGAAGGTACACCAGCTATAAAACCTTTTTCTATAAAATTCTCGTTACGTCTTTCTTTGATTTGAGACCTATTAGCACCTCTGCCAGTAGCGAAATTTACTATAGCACCGTAGTAACCGTCTCCGGTTTTCTTTGCGTTTTTACCGTATCTTGGACCTACATACCCAATAAGATTACGGCCCTTTCCTTTAATATATCCTATAGAGCGGCGAAGGTTTCCGCTTTTATAAGTTACTGCTTTTTTCCCGTAGCTAATATTTTTACTAGCTGGGTTTCGCTTTCTGCCATCGTGTATAACACTACGCACATTAGCTATAAAGGGGTCAGCAGCTTTTTTTATTCCCCTTTTAAAATTGTTGTACTCTGTACGGTCTACTTGAGCTAAAAGATTCATCTTTTTTATAGCTTCCTCGAAACCTTCTACCTCCATTATTAGCCCGTCGTCAAATTTAGCCATCAGTCCGCTAGTCTAGTATCTATAATTAAGTAGCGCTCTCTACCTTCCAAGCTTACGCCCTCTACTTCGTAGCTCTTGCCCTTCCAGCTTATTTTAGTGGTAGCGTCTACATCGCTGCGGTAGCGAATTGTAAAGCGTACTCTATTTACGCTAGTAAGCTTATCGCTCTCTTCTCCCTCTTTAGGAGTGCCTCGGTACTCTACCATAGCCCAGACATTGGCTAAAGTGCTGTACGTGCGTACGGATTGGCCAAAGCCATCCGAAGCGACGCTAGCGCTTTGTAGCGTAATTCTTCTATCTAGCTTACCGGGGTCAATCAAAGCGGAAAACTCTAAAAGGGTTTAGCAAATACTCGGAAGCTGTCGGCATACGGTGTACGCTGTCTACGCGCTTCTCGTACATCTCGCCAATGATTAAAAGCATAGCCATTTTAATATTAGCGGGTACGTCGCTAGCTTGCGTATAACCACAAGTATAACGGATTATAACAGCGTTTACGGTATCCTTTGTACCGTACCAGCCGTGCTCTGGCATAATACGCGCGGGCTCACTTACTAGGTCGCTGCGGTAATCGTCAGCAGCTACGGTAATCTCGTCGCCGTTGCCGTCGATATACTTTACACTAGCTACGCTTTGTACTGGTCCCCTGCTTAAGTATATAATGTTACGGTCTCCGCGGAAAGGGTCTACGCCAGTTCTGTAAACTGGAAAAAAGTCGTAGTACTCTTCTATTACGGTAGTCAATAAGAACCGCCCTAAATAATGCTCCGCTACCGAGGTAGCAGCGTCAATAAGTACCCCTAAAAGGGTATCTTCTGCGTCCGAGTCTACACGTAAAAAGTCTTTAACCTCTTGTACGGTTAGAGCTTTTAATGTAGCTGGGGTAATTATTGTGTAGCTCATTATTTAGCTTTACGGGTTGTTCTTTTTGTGGTCTTAGCGCTTACTGCGCGCTCCGCCTTCTTCTCCTCTTTAACCTCTACCGGGTTACAGAATCCAGCGTTTAAATATTCTTGAGCAGCCGCAGCGGGCAGCTCTACTACTTGCCCTAGGCTGTAGTAGAAATCTGCCCCTGCTATGCTCTGGTTAAAAATAACCTTCATTAGCTGCTTAAGCTTACGCTTGTACTAGGTGCTTAATTGCGCTAGACTGCAATACGTTACCATCAACACGACGGTAAGCAATAAATCCAGTAGACAAAGCATCAGCGAAACGCTCGTTAAGACGTAGCAACTGTACGCCGCCCGCTTCGTGAACGTAGTACTGCTTTAAGTCCCCGAAGATAATAGACTTATTACCAGTAGCAATACCGGCCATATCTTCGTTAATGTATACTGGCTTGCCGAAAAGCATATCTGGCTC